GGAGTTTAAGTTGAACAGACCTAATCCTCCTAAATGTTTGTGGGTGTCAACAGGTTTCTCTTGGGCGCATACAAGACAAGGCAGAGATTTTTGGGCTCTTCTTAATTACGGAGAGCTTGGCCCTGAGAATAATCCGGTGTGATAGCAGGGGTAAATGCAAAGTAGGGTTCTAACGCCTGTATTTTACCCCTCAAAAAATTTTTATTGAATCGGTGACAGGTTAATTGTAGAAAATTTCTATATTAACCTTCACCCCTTATTCCAAATGGAGAATTTAAAATGAAAAGTGATGCTATTTTACCGTATGGTACGAAAGTGAGAGTAACTAACCGGTCTTTGAAGACTTATGGTAAAGTTTTTACTGTATGCTCTTTTTTCGCTGGAGATAATCGCTACGGTTGGACTGTAGAATTGCAAGGTCACGGTCTTTACTTCACAATCAAGAAGTCTAACATTGAACTATACAAAGAAGAGGTCGCCCCTGAAATTACACCGTTACCAGAACTCGTTGTAGAACAACCTGCGATGGAATATCGTGTAGCTAACACAGCTAACAGCATCTTGAAAGATAAGTTCACTACGTTAGAAGAAGCAGAAGCTGCAATTCGTAAGTGGGCAGGGGGTTTAAACCAACAAATCGAATTCCAAATCTTAAAGGCTGTTAAGTCTTACAAAGCTAATCGTGAAATCGTATTGGAGGAAGTGTAATGATTCAGGTCGGTGATAACGTAAATTTTAAAAGAGTTAACTCTCTACCTAAAAGGCTGCAAGGCAGGGTCGCTAAGGTTCTTTCTGAATCCGAACGTTACTACCTCGTTCGTTACGGTATGAACGGTGAGTGTGCACCTTTCAAGAAAGAATTGTTCGACTCTGCTGACCATGGTGTATGGAACAAAATCAACTCACGTGTTCGAGTAGTAAGTGATTGCAAATCTAAAGGGCGTATCGGTACAATCATTAAGACCCGCTACCAACCCAACCCTAAAGAATCTTGGTGTAAGATTTGCGTACAATTAGACGCAACAAGTAACGAACCTTCTCGTAAGGTTGTGTACGATTTCTATTCAGTGGAGCGTGTGTAATGTCTAAAATCTGTGTTAAATCTCGTCGTACCAACAGCCTGTTATTCATCCCTGCACACTTAATTGAATCTGTGTATGTGGATGACAACGGTCATACAAACATCCTGCGTACTGGTAAAGAACGTGTACGTGTTTATGAATCTCTTGAGCGTGTACAAGAAATGATTCAACAAGCGTATGGTCATGTGCCACAGAAGCCAGTTGTTAAACAACAGGTAGTTCATCAGAGTACAAATGTTGTTGTACAGCAGCCATACCGTCCGCAGTCCCGCTCTAACAAGATTGTAGATACAGCTATAGGGGTAGGCCTAGGTGTGGTAGGTGCAGAGCTTGTAGGTGAGGCTATTGACGCTATATTCGATATAGACTTCTTCTAGGAGGTCTTATGGAGATTCAGGTAGGAGATGTTGTTATTCTCAATGAAACCTTTTGGAATAAACCTAACTATCAAGCTCATATTGTTGACCATCTGAGGAGGAACGCAAAACAGCAAGGACTTATGGTAGTAGAAGCTGTTGGGGTTAACTACTGCCTTTGTTCACGTTCGGAGCTAGAGTACGTAGAGATGGGAGCTACTGTTTCTTTCCGTAAGGAAAATTTAACTGTTTTAGAAAATTTATAGGAGATTAAATGAGTAATTTAAAAGATAAGGCAAAGCTTTTCAAACAAGAGTTAAAAGACCTTCTAGAAAAGCATAGCGCAACAATTGACTTCGAGTGTTCCTCCTGTAGTGACCTCCATGGCGTTTACGATGCAAAGATGGCTGTCACTTTTTGGGAGAAAGGCACATACGGTGAGAGCGTAGCTTTATCCGAGGGTTATGGTGTTTCTAAGGGAGACTTATGAGTTTAGACCGTGTGTATAATGATGTAATCAGCTGGGCTGGTGACCGTAACCTAATTGATGGTAGTAACTCTCGTGCTCAGTTTATTAAACTGGCCGAAGAGACGGGTGAACTAGCTGCTGACTTAGCTAAAGGGCGTGATGTAAAAGATTCTGTTGGCGATATTATGGTGGTGCTCACCATCCTAGCTCGTCAAGAGGGCTTTACATTGTTAGAATGTTATCAACATGCATATCAAGAAATCCAACATCGTAAAGGTAAGATGGTGGATGGTGTGTTCATCAAAGAGGAATAACTTATGGATATTTTTACAGTATTGTTTACGCTGTTCATTGGTTTTGGTCTTGGTGTTATCGTTTGTGTCATGAACAAGCAAGAAGTCATTGACGAGACTTACGATAGTGGTTACAGCGATGGCTGGGAACATGCTATGACGCTCAAGAAAGACAGAGCAGAACGTGAGTAATGGACGTTCAAGAGGGGGACATCATCAAGATGTCTGTAGCAGGTATTCCAATTGTTGCGGAGATTGTCGTAGTTAACAGGGATTTAAGAGCGAAGGTGGTCACCCCTGTTTATCACTACGGAATCGTCCTCTTCCTTCCCCAGAAACTCGAAGTAGTTGAATCTTTATAGGAGGTAATCATAGGCCGATGTATTGATAAGCTGCCCCATACCTGTGGTACAAGGAAGGGGCTTCAAGTCTTTGAACAAGACGATGGTACAATTGACGCGTACTGTTACAACTGCAACACATTTGTAGCAGACCCTTACCACGATAAACCAGAAGGCTATAGACCTGCTGAACCTATCGAGAAATCTCCAGCTGATATAGAGAAAGAACTTGTTCTCATCTCTAAGTATCCGACTAAGGGCATTCAAGAACGTCTATTGACGAAAGAAGCACTGGAATATTTCGGTATTGTCACAGGTTTAGATGCAGCTACAGCTTCTGTGGCTACAACAGCCTTCCTCCCTTACTACGATGATGACGAAGCGTTATCTAGTTATAAGGTGAGACCGTTAGACGTTAAGAATATGTGGTCTATAGGTAATTCTAAGAAGCCCAATCTATTTGGTTGGAAGCAAGCCCTTGCTACTGGAGCTAAACGTCTCCTGATTACTGAGGGAGAGTTTGATGCTGTAGCTCTTAAGATTATCATCGACCGCTATTGTAAGGATGGGTATCAGGATTTCAAACCTGCTATCTGTAGCTTACCGAAGGGGGCAGGTAATGCCTATTCAGACTTAGCCCGTCTCTCTGCGAAGATACGAAAGCATTTCAGAGAAATTGTTTTTGTGTTTGACCAAGACGAAGCAGGTCAGAAAGCTGTAGAAGAATGTCTCAAGGTGTTTCCTGAGGCAACTGTTGCCAATCTGCCAGCTAAGGACGCAAATGACTGTCTCCTAACTGGTAAAGAGAAGGCTGCGTATAACGCTGTTACATTCAACCTAGCCAAACCTAAGAACACACGGTTAGTGTGGGGTGAGGACGTCCACGAGAGCGCTAAGGAACAGGCCCAGTGGGGTTTAAATTGGCCTTGGAAGAAGGTGACAGAGTGGACACGTGGTATTCGATTTGGTGAAACAATCTACATAGGTGCTGCTCAGAAGATGGGTTGACATTGGCCCATGTAAAATCTCGTGAACTCAGGGGACACCTAGAACAGGTAATCCTGAGCCAAGACTTGGAGTTATAATGAAAGTTCGTGACTACCCTTTATATGAAATTTATGAAGACGGCACTGTTATAGGCGCAAGGGGTCTTCCTCTAAAACCTGATGTTAACTCAACAGGCTATCTTCGTGTAACTTTATGTAAAGAAGGTATTCCTCGTCGAGTGTTTGTCCACAGGCTCGTAGCAGAGCACTTCCTTGAACAGAGAGAGGGATGTGTGGTTAATCATATCGACGGAGATAGAACGAACAATCATGTAAGCAATCTCGAATGGATTACTCTATCAGAGAATGTAAAGGATGGGTGGAGGAGAGGTCGCGACTCTTCAATGCTTCATCTTAATTTCAGGTAAGGTGCAACGACTATCCGAAAGGAGTAGGGCCAAGTGGCTCGAAGCGCGAGACGCCTGCTGGCGATGATATAGTCTGGTCTGTATGGGGACATACAGCAGCTTGAATAAAGCGGCTACGGAGTAACGCCCCGTAGTGAACACAACGAAATCAGAGGTAGTTAATACCTTAGGTGCTCACCTTATTAAAGAGTATGGCCTAAAGATTCTAATGGCTAAGCCAGAGGAGTCAAACAAGAAGACATACAAGTTAGTTGCTGGTAAGATAGTTAACCGCGTATTCCATGACCCTAAAGTGGAATTCGATTATGACGCATACGAAGAAGCTGGTAAGGTATTGGCTAACAAGTTGTGTATGGTTAACTTGTATCAACATCTAGGCTGGGAGAGCTTGCAAGGTGACATACGTGCAGCAGCAGCTGATGGCTGTAAAGCTGTGTTCATTGACCCTATTACAAACTTAACCAACGGTATGGATTCTGGTACAGCGAATACGAAGCTCCAAGAAATCGCTCAAGAGTTAGCAGCTATGGCTAAGGATTTAGATATTGTTATCTTTATCTTCTGTCACTTGCGTAACCCTGAAAGCGGTGCCCCACATGACCGTGGTGGTAAGGTATTAACATCCCAGTTTGCTGGTAGCCGTGCAATGGGGCGTTCTTGTAATTACATGTTTGGCTTAGAAGGTAACAAAGACCCTGAGCTAGACGAAGAAGAACGTAACAAACGTATACTTGTTCTCCTTGACGACCGTGAGTTCGGTGAGGTAGGTGAGTGTCATTTGTACTGGGAACGTAAGACAACCCATTTTTATGAGATAGGATAATATGAAAGAATTGATTGAGCGTCATTACAAAGAAAACTTTAACAAGTTAGTTAAGGCTTACAGTCGTAAGGCAGGTTCTGTAGAGAACGCAGAAGATATTGTACAAGAAGCATTCTCTTTAGCGCTACGCTATTCCGATAGTTACGATGAACGTTATTGTAACTTCAAGGCTTGGTTCGACCGTATCCTATTCAATGCCTTCCGTCTTAAGATGAAGGAAGAACGTCGCTTGGGTATGACTGAAGAGATTGATGAAGATTTAATCGAACAGGAAGAACTGAACTTGACAGACAAGGTAACAGTAGAACGTCTACGAGAAGAGATGGACAAGCGTTCACCTCATATCGCTGAACAGCTCAATCTTTTCTTCTTCAAGGAATACGGCGTTAAGCAAGTGTTCTTGGTAACAGGTCTTCCTTTCAGAACGGTAGACAGTACGATTAACCGCTTTAAGAATGAGATGAGAGCTAAGTATGAAGTTAAGAAAGAAGGGGGAAGAGCATGAGCGAACATACCTGTGTACTGTTCTCGGCTAAACCTGAACAAAAAGTTGCTGTAGAGGAGTCCTTATCCAAAATCTTTGATGCAACCTCGATAGAAGAATCAGAGGAGGGGAACGGTTATAATACGGAATACCTTTGGTATAGCTTAGTTATCTCTGAACTTGACTTAGCAGAGTCTCTGAAGGTTTTAGACGAACTAACCCTTCAACACCCTTGGCTACACTTCATCATTGAATACGGGGTCTACTATGGTAAGAAAAAAGAAGGTGGTGTTCGGTGACTTAGAGGCTAACGGCCTTCTCAGAGAAGCTACGCAAGTCTGGTGTGGTGTGTTCAAGGATAAGAATACAAAAGAGAAGGTGAAGTTTCGTCCCTCTGAGGTTGATAAGATGTTGGCGTATCTTGATACGGTTGATGTCCTTATCATCCACAACGGGATAGGTTACGACATTCCCCTTCTTGAAAAACTTTACGGTTATAAATTCAAGGGACAGATAGTAGATACGCTTATCATGTCTCGTGTACAGGAGGAGAACAGAAGACTCCCTCCACAATGTCCTATGCTTAGACCTGACGGTAAACGCATTGGGCCTCATTCTATTGAGGCTTGGGGCTACCGTGTAGGTAGGGGTAAGGTAGAGCACGAAGATTGGTCACAGTTCACTGAGGACATGCTCCATCGGTGTGACGAAGACGTTGAGATTCTTGCTCTAGTGTATGAAGCTCTGATGCTAGAAGGTAAAGGTTTCCACTGGACTGACGCTCATAAGTTGTCATTCAAGTTGTTTGAAATCCTTCGTATGCAAGAAGAATATGGATGGTTAGTTGACCGTCCTTATATGGAAAAATGTCTTAGCTTATTACAGCATTGGACTCGTAAGATAGATGCTATTGTTGAGCCTCTTCTTCCTTACATCATTAAGCCTGACGAGACTAAGAAAGATGGAGCGTATAACTATGTACGTGAACCTTTCCTGATGTCCGGCAATTACAAAGCTAATGTTGTTAAGTGGATGGCAGAGCAAGGTATCTCTCCTACGGAGCGTATCATCGGTGGCCCCTTCTCTAGGTTAGAAGTAAGACGTGTTAACATAGGCTCTCCTGCAGAAGTTAAAGACTATCTTCTGTCGGTAGGTTGGAAACCCGAGGCTTGGAACTACAACGATGACGGTGAGAGAACCTCCCCTATCATTAATGTTGATGAACCTTTCCATGGTGTACAATCAAGAGCTGGTAAGTATATAGCCAAACGCTTACAGATACGTCACAGAGCCTCTAACATAGAGGGGTGGATACGACGCATAAGGGAAGACGGTAGAATTGGTTCTCGTGTCTCTGGCTTAGCCTCAACAGGTAGAGCCAAACATGCAGACATCGCTAACGTACCCGGAGCGGAAGCTTTCTTTGGGAAGCAAATGAGGAAGTGCTTCATAGTAAGGCCAGGGTATAAGCTCGTTGGCATTGACTCCGCTGGATGTCAAAACCGTATGTTAGCTGCTCGTGTTAAAGACCCGTTCTTTACCGAGACGTTGATTAACGGTACGAAAGAAGCAAAAACATCTATTCACTTTGTTAACTTGAGGGCAATTAAAAATATTGCTGGCTATGATGTCTCTTATGGCCAAGCTAAAGGGTTGAACTATGCGTTCATGTTTGGTGCTTCTGATGCTAAGTTAGGCTTGATGATAGGCAAAGATGTTAACGCAGGTAAGAAGATTAGAGAAGCTCTCTTGTCTGTATCTGCTGGATTCGAAGCCTTAGTTAAAGCTCTTACAGAAGAATGGCGTGGTAACGCTAAACGTAGAACAAAGACAATCAATACACGCTTTGGTAAGAAGCAAGTTGTAGAATATTATGATGGCTGGGTAGTTGGATTAGACAAGAGGCCTATCAAGATAGCTATGGAACATACTATCCTTGTATACGTCTTACAATCCGATGAAGCTATTATGATGGCTGCTGGCTATTGTCTTCTATACAAGCGAGCTATTGCTCGTGGTTGGAAGTGGGGGATTGATTGGGCTTACGTCTGCTGGTATCACGATGAATACCAATGTGAAGTGAGAGAAGATATAGCAGAGGAGTTTGCAAGACTTGCAGAACAATGTATCGTAGACGCTGGTAACTACTACAAGATAGAATGCCCTCACGAGGGCGATAGTGCAATTGGTTGTAACTGGTATGAAACACACTAAAGGTGATAATATATGGCGTTAAACGCAAAGAATGTTAAAGGTGGTAACGGCGGTGGTAATCGTGTACAACAAGCCGAGATTGAGATTGGTAACTATCCAGCTCGCTTAGTACAGATTATTGATATGGGTGTACGTCCTGTAGATAAATGGGATGAGGTGACTAAGACATACAAACCTACTGGCCCTATCATGCCTCACATCATGTTGTCTTATGAACTCGGTACAGAGTTTATGAAAGATGAAGAAGGTAATGATGTAGAAGGTAAGCCACGTTGGATTAGTGAAGAGTGGCCTCTGTACAATCTTAAGAGCGACAAGGCTACAACAACTAAGCGTTACAATGTCTTTGACGCTAAACATGTTGATGGCGGTGACTGGGTTAAGCAAGCTGGTAAGGCTTGTACAGTAACAATCATCCACACTAACAAAGGTAAGGCTAAGATTGGTGGTGTTACACCTCCGATGAAAGGCATGGTGATTCCTGAGTTAGCCAATCCAATTAAGATTTTCGATACAGATGAACCTGATATGGAAATCTTTGGTAGCTTACCTCAGTGGGTACAAGACAAGATTAAGTCTAATGTTAACTACGTAGGTAGTAAGTTAGAGCGTGCTGTAGGTGGTGGTGCTCCTGCCCCTGCCCCTAAACCAGCCCCTCAACCTGCTCCACAAGCGGAAGAAGAACCAGAAGGAGATGACCCTTGGTAGAACTAGAAACTTGGGTAACGATTCCCGATTTCCCGGATTACAAGGTGAGTGATAGAGGTAATATTCTAAACATCAACTCTGGTAGGATTCTAAAACCGGGACTTTACACTTATAAAAAAGTCTATCTTTACAAGAAAGGCAGACCCTATATGAGGTATGTTCACCGACTTGTTGCACAAAGTTTTATACCTAATCCCGAAGGTAAAAAAGAAGTCAACCACAAGGATTTCGATAAGCACAACAATCACGTCTCTAACCTCGAATGGGTATCTTACTCTGAGAACAATGCTCATGCTATAGAAAGAGTAAGAGGTTCGATGAAAGGTTTGGCCTGTAAACTGAAAGAGTCAGATGTTATTTCTATCAGGCGTCTTCTTGATGAAGGGGTCTTATTGCAAAAAGAAATAGCAGCTCTCTACGGTGTTACCGGCACAACAGTCGGAGATATTAAACAAAGACGTTCATGGAGTTGGTTATGAGTTCTAAGTTAAAGATGGGTGAACCTGCTATCTGTATCAAACAAGATAAAGACAAGCTGTTCAATGTGGGGGATGCTACTATGGTTAACGTCCTCGTAGACATCCCTAAGCCCAATGGTAAACTAGAAAATCTAGCGATGGTGCAGAAGAAGGAGGGGGGCTTTATCTACCTCCCAGCTAAACTGTTTCGTCCTCTTACAGAAGCAGAGAAAGCTTCCTATGACGCTATGATGGATGAGGCAACCTCCAAGTATGAAGCCACTGATTGATGCTGATGTGCTTCGATATGAGATAGGCTTCAGTGGGCAATACAAAGAAGGGGACGAACTAATCATTCGCCCCTTCGAGTTTGTAGCTGACCTGTTTGATGAGAAGATTAAACAAATCTGTGATGCTGTATGGGCAGATGAACCACCAACATTATACTTAACTGGTAAAGGAAACTTTAGAGATGAGATTGCGACGCTTAAGCCGTACAAGGGCACACGCAAGACGGAGAAACCATTTCACTTCAAGAACCTTACTGCGTACATCCTTTCTCACTACGACGTTGTTGTAGCGAAGGGGATGGAAGCTGATGATTTAATGTGTGTAGAACAAACATCACATTTGAATCAAGGCTTGATGGACACAGTTATCTGTACTAGAGATAAAGACTTGCGTCAATGTCCGGGAATGCACTACGGATGGGAATGTGGCAATCAAGCTGGCTTTCCTTTCTCTAAGGTGGATGAGCTAGGCTGGCTTAAGGAACATCGTAAGGTAGATAAAGATGGAAAAGAGTTCATATCAAAAGTTTCTGGAGTGGGACAGAAGTTTTTTTATGCCCAACTTCTTATGGGGGATGCTGTTGACAACATACCCGGACTCCCCGGATGCGGCCCTGCAAAAGCCTTTGATGTATTACATACCGCCAAGAACGAGAAAGAGCTTCATGATAGTTGCTTTGCGCTCTACTTGGCCAAATATGGGGATACTGCGGCAGAGAGAATGCTGGAGCAAGGGCGACTATGTTGGATGGTACGTGAGCTCGATGAGACTAATCAACCTGTAATGTGGGAGTTATACAATGACACTGAAGACAAGAATTGATGATGAAACATGGGTAGATAAGAATGGTAATCGCATTCCTATCTCTGCTATGAGTGAAGAATACGCTAAGAATTGTCTGCGTATGTTAGTGAGACGCCATCGACAAGAGGTAGAAGCTGAATACTACCGACGTTTCCGTAAAGAAATTAACAAGCATTTCTATGAGAACGTCTTACACTCTTATACAAAAGGGGTTATCTGATTGGCAGGAGAGAAGATTAATTTAATAATCGCAGGAGGACGAGACTTCTCCGATGATTACCTCATGTCAGAGATTCTTGGCGCTTTCTACAACAAACATTCAACAGATGATGTCACAGTCCTATGTGGAGAAGCAAGAGGTGCTGACAAGATGGGGAGAATGTTTGCAGAAGGTCCGTTCAAGTGGAAGGTAGCGTCTTATCCTGCAAACTGGGACAAGCACGGAAAAGCGGCGGGACCTTTGCGGAATATTCAAATGGCAGAGAACGCAACACACTTGATTGCATTCTGGGACGGTAAATCCAGAGGGACAAAACACATGATAGATGAGGCAACTAAAAGAAAACTTATTGTGGAGGTAGTCAGCTACTGATGGCAGGAGAGAAGACTAGATGTGGAGGCCGTTGGACGGAGGCTCAATTCCGTTCCTTTGTAAAAGGTAATCTTCGTAGAGCTACATTAAAATGGGCTCCTATTCATGAATGCACAAAGAACGCTAAAGAGGGGCGTAATGAATATAGATGTGCAGGTTGTGGGGAACTTGTCCCTTCCACTGTGAAGGTAGATGGTAAGCGTGTTAAGAACATTCACGTTGACCATATTAATCCTGTTGTAGACCCAGCCGTAGGCTTTACAACATGGGATGATGTAATAGAGGGATTGTTCTCTGAGCTTGATAATCTACAGCTCCTATGTACGGCATGTCATGATGTAAAGACAAACCAAGAAAAACAAATCGCAAAGGAGCGACGAGCTAATGCAAAAACAAATCAATGAGTTTAAAGGTTTCTCTCTGTTTAATGAGATGAAAGACGAAGCTTTACGCAATCGTAACAGAGCCGTTGTAATGGCTAACATTACAGAGGACAACCTTACAAGTCATAAGCGTATCACACCGAAGGGTGCGGTGTTAGTGTTAGGTTATTTCACTGCTCTGCCTGAGAATGAACGGGCTGTAGCTTTAGAATTGTATGAACAGCAATTGCAACAACGGGGGTTTACAGGATGGACGCACTAAAACGTCAGGTAGGAGGTGAGCATTACAAGAAGCTGGAGATGCAACCTGCCGAGTTCATCAAGAACCATTTCTATGCTGACTTCTTCTTAGGTAATGTCCTCAAGTATCTTGTTAGAGATAAAGGGAAGCGCCTTGAAGATTTAGAGAAGGCATACCACTACATTGAGCTTGGCTACGACAAACACTACGCAGAAGATATGGAAAAACATGTCCTAGGTATGCTGAAGAGTCATCGTTTCTTTACACAGTTCAAGAATGGTAAGAAGTATGCACAGATTTATGCATACGCTTCTTTAGGAAACAAAGCTAAAGCTAAAGAACTTCTGCGTAAGTTTATTAACGAAGGACAATACTCGGAGGTGTGATGGTAATTGTATTTATCTGGAAGAACGGTGTTGTAGTAGATAGCTATGATGTATCTGGACGTACTGTTGATGAGGCCTTAATAGCTGTGAAGAACATTGTAGAAGCCGAACTGCCTCCTGATGTTCCTAAGGAAGCTTACTCCTACTCTTACTCGGAGAAACCTTAATGGCTGATATTTCTGTAGAATATATTGACCACATGGGAAATGATTTGAGGGCAGTTAACGCTGCCCGTGTTTCCTTTGATAAAGAATCAGGAGAGTTCACCTATCGTAAGGACTATCCTAAAGGTAGCGATGAAGCTCTCGTCTCTTACTTAGCTAAACATAATCACTGGACACCGTTTGCACATTGTATTATTACGCTACGGGAAACTGTTCCTATCTTCGTAGCACGTCAACGCTTCAAACACATGGTAGGTTTTACATACAATGAAGTGAGTAGACGTTATGTAGATGACACTCCTGAGTTCTATGTACCTGATGTGTGGCGTAGCAGACCAGATGGCAGTGTTAAGCAGGGTAGTGGAGAGGCCGTCGTTACTAATCTCCATTGTGGGGATGAGGTTTACTCTTGGAACGAGACACCTCAGGAGGCCTACCAAGACCATATAATCTCAAGCATGGAGCTCTACAGTGAGATGTTGAAGAACGGTGTAGCCCCTGAGATGGCACGTATGGTGTTGCCGCAGTCAATGATGACTTCCTACTACGTAACAGGTTCTCTTGCTGCGTTTGCAAGAGCTTATAAACAACGTATTGACCCTCACTCACAGAAAGAAATTCAAGACTTAGCTGTTAAATGGGACGCTATTATCCGTCCTTTATTTCCACATGCTTGGAGTGCAATGGTAGATGACTAAAAATCACCAGCTATACAAAACAATGTTGAATGACCGTGACTTGCTTCCTGTCTTAGCCTATGGCCCAGCAGGTACAGGTAAGACTTATGGTGCTGTAGAACGTGCTGTAGAATGGTTGAAGGACAAGAACAATAACATTATTGTTACCCGTCCTAACGTCTCATTCGCTGAGAAGAATGGCTTCTTACCGGGAACTGAGCGTGAGAAGATGGGGCCATGGGTTCGTCCTGTAGAACAGCTGTTCAATAAGATGGGTTTCAATCCAAAGCAGTTAGAGACGCTAGAGAAATATGGGCGTATCCAATATCTACCTCTTGAATATGTACAAGGTCTAACCTTCGACAACTGTTTAATCATTGTTGACGAAGTACAGAACATGACCTTCGACCAGTTAAAGATATTCTTAACTCGTACTGGTATGTATTCTAAGGTGGTGATGTGTGGAGACATTGCTCAGGTATCGCCTAAGTTCTACAACTCAGGCTTAGCTCGCTTTGTTACTATGTGTAAGCATCTAGACTTGCCTATCCACATGATTGAATTTGAATACGATGATATTGTACGCTCTGAACAATGTAAGCAGTGGATTATTAACTTCGATAAGTGGGAACAATATGAACAACGTGCCTAAGTTAAAAGCTATGCCTAAAGCGGTAGAATACCATTTCGATTTGATTGGCCCTATCGAGGAGTATGATGAGTATTTAGAGCTCATAGACGCTCTCAGAGAGGCTACAGAGAACGATGAGGTACACATCCATATCAACACACCGGGTGGTGACTTGAGCATCGTAGCTCAAATCCTACACAACATTGAGGCATGTAACGGTACCGTGGTTACTCACGCTGAAGGGGAGGTATCTAGCGGAGGCTCCATCATCTTCTTCAAAGGTGACCAGTTAATCGTTGGCCCTTACGCTGAGTTCTTAGCTCATGGACCTCACGGTGGCCGTGGTGGTAAAGTACAAGACCAAGTAGATGGTGCTAAACACACAGCTGCTTACGTCAAAGAGTTGTACCACGATGTCTATGGTGACTTCTATTCGGTAGCGGAAATCAACCGTATCCTGAAAGGCAAGGAACATTACGAGACAGCTAAGGAAGTTATGGCTCGTCTAGAGAAGGCTCGTGTTAAGATTATGAAAGAATACAATGAGTTGTTAGAGGAGAATTTAGTTGGTTAAGATTGATTTAAGTCATGACAATCTATTATCAGACCAAGCGTTAAAGCTTCTTAAAGACTACTACATGTTACCTACGGAGAAATCTCCACAGGAAGCTTATGCAAGGGCAGCTCTTGGTTACGGTAGTAAGCCGGAGCTTGCTCAACGCATATATGAATATGCTGCAAAGCAATGGTTCATGTTTGCGTCTCCTGTTCTCTCTAACGCACCACAAGAGCCTAACGGTAAGGCAAAGGGTCTACCTATCTCTTGCTTCCTTTCGTACGTTCCTGATACGATTGGGGGCCTTATAGAGCATCAGGCAGAGCTTAGTTGGCTTAGTGTTAAAGGTGGTGGTGTAGGTGGTCATTGGTCAGCAGTACGTGATGTAGATGATAAGAGCCCCGGCCCTATCCCTTTCATCCATACTGTTGATGGAGCGATGACAGCGTTCAAACAAGGCAAGACTCGTAAGGGGGCTTATGCAGCCTATCTCGATGTCTCTCACCCAGCTATCACCGAGTTTCTTAACCTCCGTGTACCCACTGGTGGTGATGTTAACCGTAAATGTTTCAACATTCACAACGCAGTTAATATTACTGACAGCTTCATGGATGCTGTAGTCTACGACTTCCCTTGGGATTTACGTGACCCACATACAGGTAATGTTAAAGAAACAGTCAGTGCTCGTGAGTTGTGGCAACGTATCTTAGAGGTGCGTTACCGTACAGGTGAACCGTATCTTAACTTCATTGATACAGCTAATCGTTATCTCAACCCTAATCAGAAAGTTAAAGGCTTATCTATTAAAGGGAGTAACCTCTGTAATGAAATCCATCTAGTTACTAATGAAGAACGTACAGCTGTGTGCTGTCTGTCTTCTGTTAACCTAGAGAAATGGGATGAATGGAAAGACACAGATATGGTTGGGGACTTGGTTGAGTATCTAGATGATGTAATAGAATACTTCATTAACAATGCTCCACCAGAGATGTCTAAGGCTATCTACAGCGCCAAGATGGAACGCTCCATTGGTATTGGTGCTATGGGTTGGCATGGTTACTTACAGAAGAATATGATTGCATTCGAGGGGGTATTATCAATCGCACGTACTCATAACATCTTCTCTACAATGAAGGATAGAGCTACTGAACGCAGTAAACAACTCGCAAAAGAAAGAGGTGAACCAGAAGACATCAAAGGTAGTGGCTTACGCAATGCACATTTGTTTGCCATTGCTCCTAATGCTAACAGCAGTATTATTTGTGGCTGTTCTCCTAGTATCGAGCCTGTTAAAGATAATGCTTATGCCCATCGAACACGTATTGGGACGCACCTTGTTAAGAATAAATATCTCGAAGCCTTTCTATCGACGCTAGGTAAGAACACTGAAGAAGTGTGGGAATCAATCATCCTTAATGAGGGCAGTGTTAAACACCTTCCTTTCTTGAATGACCATGCTAAGGATGTGTTCCGTACCTTCCGTGAGATTGACCAACACTGGGTGGTAGAACAAGCAGCTACACGACAGCAATACATCTGTCAAGGTCAGTCTGTTAACTTAGACTTCCCTGCTGATTGTGAAAAGTCTTATGTCAATAGTGTTCACTTGAAAGCTTGGAAGGATGGCTTAAAAGGTTTGTACTATCTACGTACAACATCTGGTGCAAGAGCTGACAAAGTAGGGGAAGCTTTACAACGTCGTTCTTTAAGTAGTATTTTAAATAATGAGGAGTGTTTATCCTGTCACGGTTAAATGAGTATTCAAAGACATACAAGCCATTTGCTTATCCTAATCTGATGAAGCGTGCTGTTGACCATGAAAAGATTCACTGGCATGAGGAAGAGGTAGAGCTAGGCGAGGATGTAGAGCAATGGCGTAACGGTGCTATGACTCCAGAGGATGTTCATCTTGTTACGCAAATTCTACGGATGTTTACTGAGAGTGATAAGAACGTAGGTCAGAACTACTGCGACTTCTTTATCCCTTACTTTAAGAACAATGAAGCCCGTTGTGCTTTGTTATCTATTGCGTCAAGGGAAGGTATTCACCAGAGAGCTTATGCTCTCTTAACGGATACCATTGGTCTTCCTGACGCAGAATACAGAGCGTTCTTAGACTACGAGGAGATGGCTGATAAGGCAGAGTTCATGTTAGAGAATGACATGGCTACGCCTGAAGGTGTTGGATTAGCTTTGGCTAAGACTGTATGTAACGAAGGTGTGTTACTGTTTGCATCCTTTGTTACGCTACTGAACTACCAACGCTATGGCTTGATGAAGGGTATGTGTAAGATTACAGAATGGTCTTTACGTGATGAGACACAACACGTAGAGGTGATGACAGAAATCTTCCTACAGCACTGTAAAGAGAATCCTCAAATCATCAACGATGACTTCAAGAAACAAGTGTATGGAATCTTCCGAAATGCAGTTCATGCTGAGGATAAGTTCATTGACTTAGTGTTTGAGATGGGTAATCCGAAAGGTATTACTAAAGAGGAAGTTAAACAGTATATCCGCTTTATCGCAGATAGACGCCTAACCCAACTGGGCTTCAAACCTAACTGGCAAGTAAAGGAGAACCCTCTCCCTTGGTTGTCATGGGTATTGAACGAAGGTCATACCAACTTCTTTGAACAACGCGTATCTGAATACTCTGTATCAGGTATGAAGGGAGAATGGGGATGGTAATAGGTTTAACTATCGCATTCGCTATTGTAATGGTAATCTGTATTATCTACGATATTATAGAATACAAATAAAAAAGGGGCTTAATGCCCCTTCTTCTTTTCTGCTTCTAATACTTTAAGACGTTCATCCATTGTTTTAATTACGAATGTTTGCAAACTAACTTCCTTGTCATTGCTAATCACTTTTTCTGAGATGGTCTCCATCTTAGTGTTAGTTTCTTTCAACACCTCCGTTAGCGTATCTACCTTCTGGCTAATCAGCGTAAGCTGTTGAACCTGTCCCACATAGAACACACCTGCCATCACAAAGACTGGCACTAATGTTCTAAGCCACTCATGGATTTCCTTCTGCATTTACTTTCCCACTCCCAATCATTTCACCAAACATCATATCATAATATTTCTGGTAATCTGTCTGTCCATCTAAGTGAGCAGTAACCTTAATCATCTTATTCATAACAGGTGCTAAGGTCTTATTAAGTTCTCTTGCTTTAGTAACACCCTCCCCTGTACCTCGAGACTTGAAGGTGACCTGTCCACCAGAGAAGACCGGATATACCGTTTGCTCTGCGTTGACACTGGAAGTCATTACGCCTAGAACACCGCTTCCTAAGGATTTAGTATCCACCGTAGTAACACTAGCGTTCTTTAACTCTTTCTCTACAAGAGGCAACACCTTGTCGTTATACATCTGCTGCACTACATCCTTGGCAGTAGAAATAGTTTCTGCTGGAATACCTGAGTTCTTCTTAACATAAGAAGCGAAGTTAGGGTCAGCAAAGAAGTTCTGTACTTCCTTAAGTTGTTCTAAATCCTTAACGCTATTAGAATACGCAGAGGTTCCTTCTAACACATCTGTAAGAACCGTATTCAGTTCCTTCATACCTGCGTCATCAAGTTTCCCTTCACCTGCCCTTTTCAAGTTAGTCTTAATAATCTCAAAATAACTCTTAGAAGCTTTAGTATCTTTAGTAAACGGGTTAACAGAATCTGCTCCGTTGTCGATAGACATGCCTAACATCCGCAAGCCAGCATCATTGATAACACCTGCTTGGAAGTCACCTACGTTCTTCAACAGCTGAGACACACCTACTACACGAGCGTTAGCTGGGTCACTTACAGCAATCAACTTCTGCTTAGTGATTAAGTTCTGAACTTGATTCTCTAATGACGCTAGAGGTTCTTCACCTGTGATAGCTTTCTTAGCGAAGTCAATTGTCTCCAGCATTGGAGATACAACAGAGTTAATATAATCCCCACCTGTCTTACGACCCGCTGCACCAATTGTATTAGTGATTGCTAAACGGTTGGCATTCAGAGCAGCAAGAGCCTCATCAGCTGACATTCTTCCTGTACGGAAATCTTCACTGATTGTTTGTACCTTCTCAGCTAATGACGCAGAGTAAGCATCAGCCATGTCAGCCATAGCTGTCTCTTGTGCTTTTATTTGGATGCGTTCTTCTAATTGCATTTGAGCTGCAGCATTAGAGGTGAGCTTACCGGTCTTCTCTAACTGAGCATTCTGATAAGACAGAACAGCTTGAGCTTCCTTAAGACGTTCTTGACTACGTTGATACTTCAAGTAGTTCTCCACTTGAGAATCCGAATCACCAAAACCAGCAGCGAATGAAGCTGCTCTCGCCTTGCTTCTATTCTGTTCAGCTTCAGTCCCTTCATCTACTACCTTCCCCAAACCAGCAGTAGACATAAGCTTAGAATGTGTATTGAGCAAGTCTTCTTGCAACGCAGGGTTATTAGAAATAGCTTTTGTTAGGTTGGCCCTTAACCGTGTACGAGCCTCTGCCTGAGAGATAGAACCTGATTCGTAAGCATCTACAAGTTTATTCTGAGACGCTACAAAACCTCCAACCAATTTATTACCTGCGAGTTTATCTTTTGCAACCTTCGCTTTAGCTTCTAACTTGGCAGCGGTATTAAACGCATCTCCCGCTATCTTTACTACATCAGTAAGACCACCAAGCGCTGTAGCTCCTACTTGTGAAGCACTAAGTTCTTTAGGTGTAACAGACGACCCGATGGGGCCGCCTGCTTGTGTTGTACTAAAATCTGCCATTACTTTTCTTCCTCAGCAGTCTTGTCTAAATTATCCAGAGCCTCAAAGAATCTTTGCTTCTTCTCTGCGTCCCAGTTCTCAAGCATTTTCAAATCACGTTTAATTTGTTCTTGGTCTTTCATACCACTCTGTTTAAGCATACGCAGAACAAGAGCTTGGTCACCATTCTTCAAGTCCCATTTCAACAGCTCAGAAAGTTCTTTACGAGCAGCTATACCGTGTTCTTTCTCAAGGACATCTGAAGCTGAGTGTAACACCTTCTTGATGAAGCGAGGGTCTTTGTTAGAAATCCCTTCATCAGCGAAAGAACGTTTAAGCAAATCGTAATAAGCCTTCACATCTTTCTTCAAGCGTTCGTTAGCTTTGAAGGTCTTCTCTTTAAGATAGGAACGTTCAGTCTCCTTCATATCACTGAATCCGAAGAACTGTCCAACAGCTGCTACAGTATCAGCAGGAGCCCCTTCCATACCATTATAGCTCATACGTTTCCCATGCTCTAAGATATACGCAGCTTTAAACCCAGAGTCGAAACCTGATGCTATAGAGGCAAAACCTTTAATAACATCTGAGTATTCTTTCTGGTCAGCTGAGTACGAATCATCACCTGAAAGCCATTGAGAGGTGTTACGTAAAGAATCTGTGATACGAGGGTTACTCCCGAAGAACAAAGCACCAGCAGGGCTCTTGGCAAGAACATCTGTTATACCTTCAGAGAAGAGGCTCGCAGTGAACTCACCTAAACCGTAAGGGTCTAGCGGACTTAAAGAACTTAAATCCAAACGTGTATCTGAACCTGTTAAAGCTCCTACCAAATGGTTAAACAAGTAAGCTTCTGCCCCTTCTACCACTAAGCGTTTAGTCTCTTCATTCTCCGGCATTATATCCATCCCATCTAACAGCTTATACATTGTACCGGCTGGAAGTGTCCACATAGCCAACGCATAGGAACCGATTATGACACGTTGCCGCCTTGGGATAAGTCGGTTAGTTAACACTAGCGTCATCATCTTGTGAGGGGCTTGAATGAACTGGAAGAACAGACCTAAAGACGTTTCATTGTATGGCATAGTACCTGCACGGTTCATACCAAGAGAGATGTTACGAGCTTTAGCTGCAATATCTGCAAGAACAGCAGGTGTTAACTGTTTACCTTCCTTAATAGCCAAGTCACGGTATACGTTAAAGGCTGCTGCCATGTTTATAGATTCACCTAAGTCAAAACCTACCTTACGAGAGACGGTAGCTAATGTGCCCATGGCTTTGAAAGGACCAATCTTATTCAGCTCATCTGCAATCGAAGACAGAGAACTACGTACCAAGTTCTGTTTATCAATTGACGCAATCAATCCGGAGTTGTTCAGGTCACGTACCATATCAGAGAAATCTGTTACAGAGCGTCCTGTAATCTTAGCTGCTGCGTTAACATCTGCAATACCGTGGAGATATAACAGGATACCAGAGATGTCCTTAACCATGTTCTTAGCTGCGTAAGAAGGATTAATAGGCACATACAACATAGCTTGGTGTGCTTGAATAAGAGCTTGACGGAAAGGATGTCCTACAAGATAAGCATGGAACGCTGTATTCTTAGAGAACTCAACAGGCCCACGACTTCCTTCTAATACCCTCACACCTTTCTCTAACTTACCAAAACCTGTCTCACCAAGTGCATTACCTAAACCGTTTAACAGCGCCTTGTAAGCATCGTCGATAACGTTTATGTATCCACTTTCCATCTCATCAATGTAAGCCCAAGCTGTACGAGCATCACGAATGTCTTTGTCTGTTCCTCTACCTTTCTTCTGAATACCATCCAGAGATTTAGGGAAAGAGAGGCGTCCATATTGGTCACGAACTAATAGGTCTTTATACTGCTTGATGAATCGGTCTTTCATTGCGTCTAACCATTCACGCATAGGAACACGGCTAGAGATGTTACGTGCTGCTGCTACAATAGCTTCAGCAGGGTTAGCAATATGAGAGTGGTTAACACCGTTGTAAGAAGGAGCGTTAGCTTCATTCAAACGTTGACCACGGTAGCGTTGAGAAGAACGCCCTGTTGAACTGTATACATCGAAGTTCAAGCTATTAATCTCTTCCCCTTTAGCATCACCACGTACGTAGTAATCAGCCATCTTAAGCATACCATGCTTATCGAAAGCCTTACCGTTTACACGAGCTAAACGTTCACCTTCAATTATAGCGTCTGCACGAGTCCCTGCGACAGAGACAGCCTTCTCATATACAATGTTACCCTTAGCATCTTTAACACGCTCTATGACGAACTGAGGCTGCTTATAAGCTACTTTGTAATAACCTTCACGGTAAGGCAACACTTGGTCATGTCCACTGATGGCTCTTGTATAAGAACTACCAGCTTCTTCACGAGACAGAACATACCGTACAGCTTTACCATTCTCAATGATTGGTTGACGCAGTGTTAGTACACGGTGGCCTTTAGCGTAAGCTGCTTGTAAATCTGCAAGACTACGAGAAGAAGTGATTTGAGATACTGGGTCATAGATTAAATCTTTAGTGTCGATGTCTTTCAAGCGTTGTTTAGAAACAGGCTTACCTAACAAGCGGTCACCATTCACAGGGTCAATCAACATACGATAACCTTGGTTGGTTAACGTTTGTGCCATGTCCTTGTTCTCTAACCAGTACATCTCATCCCAAGCGTTACGCCATTTACGTACCACTTCAATCTCTGTGTCAGTGAAGCCACGAGCCTTCAGATTCGATACATTGAACTTTAAACCTTTGTAGTTAGCTTCCTTAAGGTAATCCATTACACCGCCTTGACGGTCTACTGGAAGGGCTTTGTAAGCATCTGCGAAAGCTTCACCTTTATCTAGTAATACCTTCTCTAATGCAGAGACACGGTCTACAGCTACGTAAGCACTCTTCATCATACGAGGGTCTAAGATAGAAGCTGGGTCGAACAGGATACGTGTCACTGTACCTGCTACCTTACGAGCTGCCATTGAACCAGCAAAGCTATCGAACAAGTTACGCTTCATTGTCCATTGTTCAGGAGAGGTAACATCCAAAGGTTTTAATTCCCAGTTGTATTTAACTTGTACAACGTAGTCGCCTTCTGGACGCTTCTCAACTTCTGTAGATGGTACAGGCTTATAACCTTTAGGTGTACGTTCTAACACTGTTAAGTCACGAGGAGTAACACCGTAGTCTCTTAACGCGTAGAGGACATGGTTAACACCTTCTACTGCATTTCTATAACCACCGTTGTCAGGGCCATAGATACCATTGAAGACAGCCCCTGTGTCTGTATCAATCTTAAGTGAAGACATGTTAGTACGGAATGTAACACCTTTCACATTACGGAAGTCATTCCAAGCTTGTGCTCTTGCTGCTTCTTTCTCTGTATCAGACGCCCAAATGAATCCACGTGTATCCATGAACTCTTTGATGTCATCGCTAGGGCTCAACATCTTGTCAGATTTCTCTGCAATACGTCCGGGTTTATAATCAACCTTGTCAATGGTATTACCCATCTGAGGAGCAAGGTCACTGGCTACAGCTTCTGTACGTGTAGTACCGTAAAGAGCTTCTGCTACTTCACCTGTTGTATCTGCTACAACAGCTGCGTGAATCTTAGCTGTCTTCTCAGGGTTAACATCTTTGATATTCTCTGCTACAGAGGTAGGTTGTACATTAGAACGGATAACTTTATTAGAAGAAAGACTAAGAGCTTCGTCTACTTCGTAATACTCACCTTCGTAAGTATTAACAGGTCTGGCTTCAGTCCCAGGAGTTCCCATGGAAGGGTCTACTCGGTCTTTAGGAATGTACTCCCCTTGCATTGCTTTCTTAGCCTTGCCTGCGGACTTCATCGAGCGTAGCACACGAACAGCAGGACCACCAAGGACAGTCATGTCGAGGATAGATGTAATGTTCTCTACCCACTTCTCACCTGTACCGTAATCCTCGTTGATAAAAGTGTTTAAAAAATTTGTCTTAGCAAAATCGTTCTCATCTGCTAATACAATAGATGAGTTGTTACGAATCATATCTGCTAAGGCCATCTTTACCTTGTGGCGCTCGTCAACAGGAAGTTGTTTCAACGCTTCTACAACACGGTTTTTGGCACTACCTAATAACACCATGGAGTCTGCAGCAAAGCCCGAAGCATCTTCTCCAGCTGCTTGCGTAGCTTCAAAATCACCTACCAGTTGAGCTACCATTGCACTCTCCATGTAAGGAGTAAGTACTTGTACAATGTCCATGTAAGCATTAACAGTGTTGATATCGTTCTTAGAAATCTCCGAATTCATCAGAGCTTGTTCTTCACGCTTGTAACGGTTGATGTCGTTAATCCATTTAGCAGCGTCTAAGCGTACACCTTCCTGTTCCATATCCTCATCAAGGTTAGGTTCAGCTAGGTTCTTTTCTGCAACCTTGTTACGAATGTTGTAACGCGCACTCTCTTTATCTAAGAAGTCTTTAGCAACCTTCGCCTTCGTTACGTCGTCATATTCTGGATTAATAAGAAAGTCAGAGAGTCCATTTGCAGAAAGCCTAACATCTTCCTCTTTCAATCTTCCCATCATTTCATCAGCCATGATAGACTGACTAGCGCTATCTAGTTCGGCATTAATCTGACGATAGGTATTGATAGAATTACCAGACTCGTCTAACATTGCTAAGTGGGCTGCTAAGTTTCTATTAGAAGCCTTGTTAACAATAGGGGCTGTGTCCACGGGGTCTTGTAGACTCTCCAGTGACAACTCCCCTGTATCAAGGAAACTCTCTAAACCTTCCATCATGCTTTCTTCCCTTCAGAGTAGAGACCGTAACTTGTCATAGCTAGGCTGCTAATACCTTGGTAGGTACTGGCTTGTGACAAGTAACGTGAACGTGTATTGTTTAACGCAGTAATCGCATCTGCTGCATTCTGCTGACCTTGAATCTGAGCTACCACGCCTGAGTACATTGTCTGTAACCCGCCTAAAGAACCGAGCTCCCCTGAACTACCGGTTACACCTGTGTTAGAGGCTGACTGTTGGATTTGTGCTGCTCTGATAAGTTGTTCGCGTTGTTTCTGTTTTATAGCGTTTCTATCGGCTGTCTTTTGTGCAGCCGTTCCTACCGCATTTGATTCTTTTTCGGCTTGTCTTGCCTTGTTCTGACTGTAGATAGAAGCCCCTGTCGAGGCTACTGTAAAGACTGCTGCTGTTACTGCCATTTTAATCACCTATGTATTTTGTATACAACCTTTCAGCGTAATCGAAACCTAAGTTTTCACATAGAGCATCAAAAGGTTGATAAGATTTCATGTGGACAGTCATCACAGTTACCCCCTCCATACGGAGGAGGTCTTCTGCAAACTTAAACAAATTCTTACCAACACCTAAGTTCCTGTACTCAGGTTTTAAAAGAAGAATATCATTAATACCATACACTGTGTTTTTATAATGCAAACCTTTTGTTATTACTGTAACATAATAACCAACTAGCTCACCATCATCACGCACAGTCACGATATGGAGTTTACCACTCTCTGCCAGCTCATCGTAGCGAGCCCAGTCAGGCTCTAAGTCAATCTTATCCTTATACATAGCAATCTCTTGCCAATGTTGATAAAGTAAAGGTTGAATTTCAAACTTGATATCAGATAAATCTTCTTGTTGGTAAGTAATTTTAGACATTTGATTCCACTGCAATTAGTTGAGACCATCCTAAGATTTGGCAATCCTTAGAAGGTTCTGTTGATAATTTTAAACTTAAAGCCCTTCCGTATCCGCGTAACTTATTCTTAGTAACCACAACACTGTTACCGTCTTCAAACAAGTCGTCTACATCTGTAGGGAAGTACACCCTTTTATGACGATAGGCTTGGAATGGACGCCCCCACCTATTAGAATTGGAACTGTTAGTCCACTCCCATTGAGCTTGTACAATACAAGAAGAGGGGTTGATTGGGTATAAGTCACCAGCTTCGTCTGTTTCAAAACCCTTCTCTGATTTATTGAAATAGAAGGTAATGTAAGGATTAGCTTTCTCTCTTTGAGATTCTTTTAAGGTTGTATAACCAGTTATTACATAAGCCTCTGCATCTACACCTACACCGTCTACTGACTTCCAATCTGAAAAAGTCTGTTCAGAATAGAAACTAAAACAGGTGTCTAGTGTTGTAGGTGTTTCCCCTGTGATAGTCAGGTACTTAATCTCTGACAGCACAGGTTGAAGAACTGAACGCGTTAACGTAACAGGTTCTGCAGTCACTGTTACTGTCGTCCCAAGGACCGTAACATTCTCTTCAACCCTACCTTCTGTAAAGGGAGGTGTTATCAGAGGAGCTACAACTTTGAAACCAAGAGAACTTGCTATAACAGAAGGGTAGAAGGCTCCTAACCCTATATCTAGAATTAGCTCTTTAGTAGGTGTTGAGTCTGAGATATCTGTTGAATACAACCAACGTACCTGTCTCTTGTAAGAATCAAAGACAGCTTTAGCATTGTTCTTATCATTTACAGAGATACTATCGTAGAACGTTTGTATAGTTGTAGATGTTATATTCTCTAATGTCAAAGCGCCCATTTGATTAGGTTGTATAGAGAATATACCAGAAGCGCCCCAGAACAGAATACTATTGTCAGCATTCACCACTGACTTAGGGGCGATAACACCTCTCTCGGATAGCTTATCTACTTTGTAATTGGTAGCTTCGAATCCATAATCACTGCCACCAGATATAGCCCATACACCATTCTGTGCAAATACAATTAATGTATTGTTTAGAATCTCCATGGCCTGAATGTTGTAAGCCCCTTCGATACGAATGAATCCGCCATCTGTTGCTACAATATCAGACATGTCAGGGGATGTTGGGTCAGCCTCTTGGTAGCATTTACCAAGGTCAGTCTCGTTCTTAACAAGTTGTGAGAACATTACGAAACTGCCTAGACGCGGTGAGTAGCGGTCTCCATCTACAACCTCATCTGTAAAACCTGCATAGAAAACTCTTCCTGCAAACTCTTTAACTACCTTTGCACCTGATGGTGTGTAGTCTGCGTTGTAGGCTCCCCCGTAATTAGTCAGGACAGAAGCACTGTTTAACATCTCTTGATACGCATCAACACGAGAACTTCCCCGAACTAAAGCGTCAATAATGAAATGACCATTAGGTGCATGTCCACTAATAGGAGGATTGTCTCTTAAATCTTTAGGAAAGAATCTCGCTATTAAACGGTTCTCAGAATTATTGTTGTCAGGATACAAAGCAGCATTCACGTTGTCTGAATTGCTTGGCCACATATTACTTCTTGTATGGAACCATGTAAGGGGGTCAGAAGTAAATAATAAACTTTCTACGCGTCTTGCTACACCAAAAGATTGGTTACGCCAGTTGTATTCAAAAGCAATAGGTGGGTTTGGCATGTCATCTAAACGACGTGATATGAAATTACCTTCTCGATAATCATTACCACCGTATACAGCCTCAAGACCAAAGAAGTCCCTAATCTTCAAACGATAAGTAGAACGTGTTAAGATGGGGTCTTCAAACTTAAATATTTGTAAATCATAACTACCTGTTGCTACAACCAACATACCATTAACTGTAGCGAAAGAAGCGTATTCGTAATCAGATACTACTAAGGGTTCTCTGAATAACAGAGAGTCTGTAATTGTAGAATCACTAGCATCATAAAAAAGAAGTTCACTACCTACTTGACAGACAACGATAGTTCTACTAGAATTACCTGCTACGTTACGCCAAGAATAGGCTTGTGTAACTAGACCCTGTCTACCGCTAGATGTAGCTAAAGTAACAGTATAACCCGGAATCTCTACATCCATACCGAGTCTGCGTTTACGGCTTCCATCTTTATTTAGTACGAAGTTTCTTTCGTCCAGAGAGGCATTGTCAGGGAAGGTAAGTGGACCAGCTTCCGTTATTAAACCTTTTACAAAGGAGTTATACTCCAGTGTCAGTTGTTGCCTTGCCATCTTTCACCACCTTCTCACGTGTACCGTAAACGTCAATAGCTGCTTTAGCAAAGGCTTCTGAAGTGTATAAACCACGCAGCTCTTTAGCTACGCTTCCTTTACCATCAGTAACAATCTCTTTCATAATCGAGTTGTCAGCTGTTTGGATAATATAACCTTTGTATTCACTCATTTAACGCGACCTCTTCCATAGTTAGGGTATCTGATACCACCGTTGACTGTCCAAGCTTTACGAGACAACCAGCGTTGTTGACGTCCTGCTTCTTGTTCAGATTTAATATCTTGCACTTCTTTTAATTTAAACATTGATTTAGATTTAGCTTCTTCCAGTAACGCAGGGAAAGCTTCACTAGGTAAGTCTGGAATGAAGGAATCCGAATGTGTCCATTCAGGGATTACATAACCAATTGCTTGAAGCTTGTCAGCTTGTAATGTAGAATCCACTGACTCATCGAAAGAATCGAACACAACTGTTTCATCATCAAAGCTTGTGTAGTAGCTAGGAGCTTTATTCTTCTGGATGATTAACTCAATACCAGATAAATCCTCTACTACCATTGTGTCAGAGTTAGAAGAATTACGAGAGTTAAGCATAAACAAGAACTCATCGTTATTCAACCATTTCACTTCTTTGTATAACTTGCGATTGTCTGTCACACGGGCTGTATCATAATTGATTAGAACCATCTCTTTAACATTAGAAGGCACAGTCATGTGTGTTGGACGTAAGTTAGTACCTGATGCTGTTAACGCAATAAGCTTCTTTGTATGAGGCCAGTTACGGTTAGAAATCATAGCGTAGTATGCGGACTTAACAATCTGCGCTACCTGTAAGGATTCAGGCGTATCATCAATACTGTTCACTTCATCAGAAGACATATCTGAAAGAATGTCTTGAACAATATCTAGGAGGGACATCTTCATGTTACACCCTCACTTTGCTAATAACTACTGATGCTGAAGGGGAAGCGTGCCATCCAAGGGTAGAAGGAGTAGTTCTAATTAAACCGCCGTTATTAATACCAGCACTATCACGAGCAATCTCCACTTTCAAAGTGTCAGCAGCTGTAGCTTCAATTAAAAGTGTAGCAGAGAAAGGATGAGTCGCTGCAGCATCTGTCATGGCAATTGCATTGGTACGTAAGAACTGTACACCATTGTATAGCAAACGATTTAAAAGGATAGAGGTGCCAGCACCAGACGTTCTTCCAAAGCGTAAGAACAATGTGACCATGTACTTACCAGCTGTATTGAATGTGATTGTACCATCTGTCGCAATAGATGCGTCAGTGGATGTAGCGAGAGCACCAAACTCCACCTGAAGAGGTGTGTCTACTGCTGAAGGATTCTGAGAAGCAGCCGTGGAGTAGTTAGAAATAACAAACTCATAGCCACCTGTTTCAAGGAATTCGAACGAAGTTGTACCATCGCCATTAGCTACTAACACTTGACCAGCAGCAGCTGTGGAAGCGCCCTTAGCTTCGTGTCTTTGTGCATCAGCAATATCTTTATGTTCCATACATTCTCCACAAACAAAAAAAGCGGGAAGGTTTCCCATCCCGCCCTAGGGCTATTACGCGATTACGCGAACTGCTTCGATAACCAATACTGCTTTACCTACTGCTTTGTCTGTAACAGAACCAGCAGAGAATGCAACACCGATTAACGTGTCAGCTGCTAAAGGAACTTCAGCGTCCCAAGTACCAGCCAGTGTAGAAGTTAAGTCTACATAACCTGTAGCTTCTAACTGTGCTTCAGTGATTGATGCACCGTTGGTTGCTTCAGAAGACTTAGTACCAACCTTAACTACAGAAGAAGTTGCTAAGTTGAAAGCTTCAGTAACACGCAGGTAAGCCTTAGTGATTACAGAGCCTTTAGCAATCTTAACAGAGCCAAGGATTTTATGTGACAGAACGTCACCAGTCAGGTTGATGACGTATTCACGGCGAGCACCATCGGTATCATAAGAACCGGTAGCACCACCAGTGAAAGCTGGGCCAAACACCTGAGAAACGCCTAATAGAGGCAATGTTTCACGAGCCATTATTAATCACTCCTAATTACTTGTAGTTAACAGCAGAGGTGATTAACACACCCAGCGTGTCTAAACGTTGAACACCGAAACCCCAACGAGCACGCATTACGTATTCATCACGAGCAAAGTCTTTATTCCGTTCGCCTTCAAACTTAGGCATACGACGCCATGCGCCCATGATTGGTTTGGTTTGGTCATCCAGAACACACATGAAGATGTTTGCTACAGCGTTAGAAACAGAAGTAGTACCATCTGAGAATGTACCTAATGGCAGACGGTTAGATACGATAATCTCCCAGCCATACAGGTTCATCATGTACTTCATACCGCGAGCCATACCTTGTTCAAGGATAGACTGAGCGAATGGTGTAACGTCACGGCCAATCTGAACTTGTAAGTTCAAGGTAGCTTCAACGATTGGGTCAACGAGGAATACACGACCTTCTTGTGGAACGTTTGCCTTGTTGAATGCCAGACGCATACGAATCAAGTGTTCTAAAGAGAAGACGTTGTTGGTTTCAGCAGAAGCAATGCGGTGAGCAAAGCCGTTAATTGCGTTAGGGTTAGCATTGGTTTGAGCCGCGTTAGCAGTCGCTAAGAAACGGGTTTCAAACACTTCTTGTAATGCACGAGTAGACTCAGCAGTACGTTCAGCAGCTAACATTTCGATTTGAGCACCATCTTCACGAAGGTCATCAGTGATGTACCAAGCATCGCCAACATAGTTGGTAATGTTCATAGTTACTTCACCAGTTTCGATTGGATTGTAATTCAGCGGTGCATCTTCAGCAGCTTCTTGTAAAGTGGCTGAACCGATAGTTTTAATGTGTAATGTTTCGCCTGAACCAAAGTCAGCTACGTTGCGGTAGAAGGTTTCTGGTAACAGACCGTCATGTAATGTTTTCAACACGAATGTTGAATACTGTTCCGCTTCGATAAACGGACGAGTATTAGTAGTTAATTGCATTTACGAATTCCTTAAGATTGGGTAACGCCGTACTTTTTATGGATGTGTTCTTTAATTGCTTTCATATAAGCTGCCTGTTCACGAGAAGACGCACCAGACAATAGTGACTTACTTGGAGCCTGCATGTCTTGTTCAGCAGGTGCTTGTTGGAAAGCTGATGTATTTAATGTTGAGCTTGAGCTCTGTGGCTGCTGCGTACTTGGGAAGTAAGCTAGGACAGCTGTCGGGGATTGTTGAGCTAAATCGCCCAATTGCTTAACGGTGATACCTAATTCGTCTGCTTTAGCTTTCAAGACTTCGCCAGCTTTTTCTCCAAAGCGTTTAACGAGAGCATCGTTAACAGATTGAAGATTTGTTTTCTTGGCGGTTTCTGTTTGAATATTTACGAATTGGTTCTTCACCATTTCTGCGACTTGTTCAGCGGTAATTGATTCCGTATTGGTCGTACTGGCGTTACCCTGAGAGTTCGCTAATCTGCCTACGATATCCTCTACTGATTGACGTTTCTCTAGTTCAGCACGCATACGCTGATGTTCAGCTTCCAATGCCTGTTTCTCAGCTTTGAGCGTTTCAATGAAACTTTGAGCGTGACGCAATCCATCTAACGCAGATGGGATATCTCGGTACTTTGGTTGTCCCTGTTCATTTTGAATTGACGCCAGAAGGTCTTTCAATGGGTCATTAGCAGGGGCAAGTGGTTGCTGTTGTGGGTCTGTAACAGCAGGAGTATTGTTAAATAAATTTGTTGACTGGTCAGTCATTTTAATCCTTAATTATATTATATGATAATAATAGATAAGAAGATAATAAATATAATATATTATTTATATTATTATTAATCTATTATTAAGTACGTTATCGAATAACTATACTAAAGTATAACTTAATATAGAAAATAGTATATGTTTACTTGCATTAATCTTCTAATAAAGATAATATTTCACTAATTGCTCGGTGATAACCTACAACGTCAGCTTGTTTGAAAGCCCAGTTAGGAGAGTCGTAACTGTCTTTAACTAGGCGTGATTTATCAGCTGCAGCGTATTTATCTTTAAGCAACTCAGCTAGACGTCTGCGTATTACAGCAGACGCCTTAAACTGTGTTTCAATCTCTTTAGAAGACTCAGGCTCTACACCTTTAGTCCACACTGTTTTCATTATAGGATAGGCTCCGCAGGCACTTGTTGTTGCATTGCTAAGTCTTCTTGCGCTTGATTCATCAGCGTCTGTGTCTCTTGTTGTTCGAAGATAGCTGCGTTAGGTTTGAATATCTCGTATGCAGATACGCCTAGTACATCATCAAGGAACTTAGTAAGATTCTTAGAAGAGATATGAGGAGCTACAATTTGAGACATTGGCGACTGGAAGAAGCCCATCATGTTCTGCATGTCAATTGCCTGTTTAGCAAAGTGACGAGCACCAATAGGACGTAACTTACCTGTAGCAGCGATGTCTTCACGAGTAACCTCTAGGAACGTCTCAACGCCGATATCATCGTCCATGACACGTACTACATCATACGCATCCATATTCCGTCTTGCAGTCTCTAGCATTGCGTTTAAACACGGTTCTAGAAGTTCAATCTCGAATGTTGTAATCTTCTCTTGGAAAATACGACCTGCAGCTGTGATTAGAGATTGTACTTCAAACTTAGTCTTTTCACCCGGAGTACGTACACCAGCAGCTTCACGAGGAGCACCTGCGTACAGTTCCATACGGTCTTCTAACATTTGAATCTCATTAGACGCTGTGATAATAGCATTCAGGTTCTGACCTAATTCTTGTACATCACCGTTTTCGTCAATATGAATCTCAGCACCCGGTCCCCATACAAACTCTTCCACCTCACCAATAATCTTTAATGGAGGATGTACTACCAAATCCATGGCGTCAGCTTTTAAGTTCTCTAAATGGTCGATACGATATTGCATACCAACTAAGTTATCTAACGGCCCCATTGCCCATACGTTATCTTGACGGAAGCGCCAGCCTACGTGATAGATAGGTGCATGTCCTAACCAGCTTGGGAAAGGTTTATCGTCTACAACAGCAGCACGGTCGATTACAGTGATGACACGGTTCTTAGTTAAAACCCCTGTTGTGCTATCGTGGTAATCACCGTAGAAAGTCAACACTTCAACATACCCTGAACTGTAGTATTGTTGCATGTTGCCAAATCCGTCCACAGAATAGCCTACAGCCTTATCAAAATCATCTACGCTGTACTGCCCCATCTTAAGACATATCTCGTCTCTACGGGCTAATGCGGCCTTTAAAAACACGTTCTCAGGTTCATCGTCAGCCTGACGTTTTAATTCTCCAATTGTTTTGATAGAACGAACTACCTTAAACGAATCTTTAAAGCTATTAGCCAGCGGGTTGAACACAATGTCTAAAGGGCTTAGGCGTTGTAACTTAGGACCAATGTATTCAGGTACAGGCTCCCCATCTGCGTTCTCTACGTAATTGGCTTCGAACGCAACTGTAGCAAAAGCATTACCATAGTCAATGAAGTCATACAATACCTTGCTAACTTCTGTACGTAACTTACTTTCCCGTACCTTGTTCTTCATATAAGCTTCGATAGCTGTTGCTTTACGCGTAACAGAATCTTCACGAGAATAACCTTCCCACCGTAACCAATCATCATTAGGGAATAACGCAGATAGGTAATTAGAGTGTAAGTTGTCACGAATTTGACACAGCTTAGGAAGGGTTGTACTATTCTTCCAAGGCAATGCACTGTTAGAAGTTGTACGAGTATCTGTAGCGAAGATGTAATTACGGAGCTCTTTCCATTCTTCAATCTTACCACGACGTTGGTTGTTATAGTCTACCCACAGGTTAGCAATCCACTTTGAGGGTGCATCTACTGAGTAGAAGCTTTGAATCTCTGCAACTTTCTTTGACATTAAAATGAAACTCCACCGAATCTTGAATTAGGTTTTAAATTATACTGCAAACCAAGTTCATCACTTGACTTAGACTGTTTGGGTTTTACTGCAATCTCTACGGCTGACGCTAATGCATCTTTTAAATCGTCATGAGGAGGTCTAGCAAGCACCAGTTCCTCTTCAAGCACAGGGGTATAACCTCCCCTATAGTGCCAAATGGATTGATTGTCATAACGCTGCTCAAGAGCTGCTGCAATACGTTCCTCTTTTGTACCTTCCTTAGACGATGGACGGAATTCTTCAATAGAAAGACGCATACCACGTTTCTTGATGTGCTCTTTTAAATCGTTTACAATGATTTTCTGAGCTACAGTGACCTCTGCTCTCAGCTTTTTGAACTCCCACTTAGCGTGAAGAGCAGCAATGTGAGAGAAGTATTCACTAATCTTATCTGATTTAAATCTGTCAATGTCTAATACGTAAATATCACCATCGCCATCAATACCAATCACCACAATGGCTGTATAGTCGGCTGCTTTAGACAGGGAGAATGCAAAGTCAATAGAAGCGTAGAGGTTTAATCTACGATTATTGAAGAACCACTCTCCATTCTTACGCTTAACAAACGATTGGTCGTAGTATTGGAACTTGTTTCTATCTACGCGCTCAGAACCCGGACTGTTAGGGTTATTGTAATACTGGGCGTAATACTGGGTTACATCCGAATACTCTGCCCTGATGCGTGCTAGGACGTTTAAATTGAATCCAAACGCTTTACCGTCAGCACGTACTGTTCGTGGCCATAGGAATTCGTTATCAGTTTCTACTACGTGTTCCTTTATATCCCATACAGGAATCTTATCAACAACCTCTTGAGAATTCTCATCGTACACAAGCATCAACTGGTCTTTCCATGTTTGGTAGATATCTGATGGATGGTAACGAGTACCGCACGCTTTAGTGAAACCACCAGCGTTACGGATAGATGTCATTTGAGACATTGACGCACTAACCTTGTTACGTCCGTCTTCTGTATACGCGTTATCAGGAACAACAACGTCATCCGCTATAACGACGTCAGCGTGCCAGCCAGTCGTGTTAGTTGTTAACCCTGCAGTAGCTATTGTCCAGTCACGAACACCTTCCTGCTTACGTTTAGGGTGGTCTATGGCTATCTTTGACACAGACCATTTCTCTCTCTTACCTTCCTCTGGATTAATCATGTCAGGAAAGTATTTCATATAGATTGGAGAGGTTAATAAATTCTTAATATCGTATAACTGTTTCTCTGCTAGTTCTGCTGTAGCTGAGATGTACAGGATTGTCGCCTCTGGATACTTGGTAATCCACCAAGCACACCACACAGCAATACAGTGAGATTTTAAATGACCACGGGGAAGAAGGAGTAATTGGTTACCTGTGCAATCGCTTTGGAACCATTTAAACACTTCCCCGTGAATATCACCATAAACGAACTGTGGGTTTAAAAGGCGAGCAAATACGTTCAAGTCATCTAAGGCTGCCTGTCTAACTTCTTTCGCTTGTTGAGGCATCTTAGCTAAACGAAGATGTGCGTCTTTTAACCACTGTTCCATTACTTAGCACCTACCATTTTAATAACATTATCAGCTTCGTCGTAATCACCTTCAATGGAATTCAACAGAGCTTCTTGTTTTAAGGCTTCAGCCGTACGAGGACGGCCTTTACCTAGTTTGTTCCAACCTTTATCTGCAATCCATTTGGCAGCTTGGAATGACTTCTCATCAGCAGTCATGTCAATAATATCTCGTACTGCTTGACTGCGTAACTTCAGTTCTAACTCTTCACGCCACGCATCAATGTGAGGGGTAAGAAGTTTATTCTCTTCTAAACGCTTCCAGTGGCTCCAGCCAAGGAGATATTTAGTAGCGAAGTCATACTCCACTACATCTTCCATTTCTAGATACAAACGCTTGAGAGAAGGATAAAGCTTACCTTCGTAATTGTAGTCTTCGTCTTTTAATGTGTAGACTGCGTATTGCGTATTGTATCCTAATTCAAGGAACAAGCTCTGTGTCAATGGACGACCTTTCGTATCACGAAGAGTAGCTTTATCAATTTTCATATTAAGCCTTTTTGATGATATCTAAAATAACTGTACGTTCATTTGCAATCTTAGTTACTAACTCATTGTCAAAACCTGTTTCAGTTTTGTCAGCAGCCTTCTCTAAAGATTTCAACAGGTAGTCGAATAACAACTCTGCTGCGTATTTTGTTGCTAAGTGAATCAGAATGCCCTTAGCTGCACTTAAAATCCATACTGGCATGATAACCTCAATAGTTAAAGAAAACGTTTTGTGGAAGCGTAGAATCGTTATCTACGTGATAGAAGGAATGTTTCTGATTGTAACCTACTCGATTAAAACCTACCTCTAACAGAGCCTTCAATATTTTATAAGATTGATTACTTGATGTAAACTTAATATCTACAGCCTTACCTTGTAAGTGTGCAGAATCAGGTTTGCCGCCTACGTTCTTGTTGTGTGTTTCACAACGATACGCAGAAGTAATAACAAAAGATGTTTGAGCTAAATGTCTAGCTTGGTTAAGTTTATCAACAAAGACAGCATCCATGCTGCCCCCGTCGCACTTACCACATTTACATTTAAACTCTTCTGGTTTGAAGTAGTTCATTATACAACAGCTCCTGTAGCATCTACCCAAGCTGTGCCGTTCCACCAAATAGGCTTGCCGTCAGCATCAAGTGTGTTATCAAGATACATGACACCGACATCCGCAGACGTCAGTGCTGGTCGGTTTGCTGTTGTGTTTCTTCCTACAACCCATGAAACAGGGCGCCAAATACCAGGAGTCCCCACCGAAGTATTCACCCTTTGAGCCACTGGGTTTGCAGCAGTGGGTGCAACCTCGTTTTGCCGCATCCCTGCCAAGTTTAAACCTGAGACTGGAGCGCCCGCCTGCGTAACTTGGTTAAGGAAGTCAACCGTTGTGCAGTTACTGAAAAGCTCGGATGTCGTCGTAAAGTCTGCCGCATCGTTGCAGTGTGAATCTAAGCCGTCAACGTATGTGTAGTTAAATCCACCTGTTGATGTGCCTACACCTTTCTTGTATGTGTTCCCAATACATTTAAGATTCACAATTCTGTTTGATACATCACCGATAAAGCTATACCCATAAACGCCAGCGCCAGCATTTGAAACGTCATTGCTCAGAACCTTAATGTCTGTTGTTTGCTGTAGCTGAATACCTTGCGACTTTGTGTCTCTAATGTCATTTAAAGATATTTTTACAGAGTCTGCGCCAATTACTGTTATACCTGTCGAAGTGCCAAATGCTGACATATTGTAAATAGTGTTGTCAGAAACATTTCCAGCAAAAGCTCTGGATAATGCGAAGTCTCTGGTGACTAACACGCCGTAATTTGTATTCGATACGCCGTCAGATACTGAATCTGAGATTTCATTACCAACAACATTAAAAGAAACTACGCGACCTTTAGCTTGCACGCCAGCGCCAAAGCCCTTCTTGCCGTAGTTGTAAATTCTGTTCCAAGATGCAGACACGTTTGATATAGGCTCAGATGTCACAGTATCACTTTGCGCCATTGTATCAAACACAATTCCGTTGTTGCCCATATCGTATATTTCATTATGACAAACGCGAATATCTTCAGCGTTTTTGTAAACAAATACACCATTGCCAGCGCAGTCATAAATTGTATTGCCAAAGATGCTGATGTTTTTGTTTTTTGGCGTAAGCGTTACAGCAGTGTTTGAGCGTCCATATACAACAATACCACCCCAATTAGAGCCCCTAATTGTGTTGCGGTAAATCTTTATGTTTTTGTTTGTCAATCCGCCATCGCCTGCTCCTGACTCGTCGCCAATCATGATTACTGGGCGTGTGCCTGTCGTTACATTTGTTGAGTAATAACCGCCATCTAGCTCTGCAAAGTCATGCAGTTCAATATCGCTTGAACCACCAAGGATTCGGAAAATCTGTGAGTTTTGACCTGAACCAGCAGGCTTGCGGAGTTTAGCGCCTGCTCCATCAATGTCTAAATTTGTGACGCCTGATAAAATAATAATGTCGCAAATAGCCACAACACCTGCAAAATTAACGCGTTTTGCCCCGCTAGTTAATGCTGCCTGAACTGCTGCTGTAATGTCTTGGTTTGTGTCTCCGCTCAGAATAGCATCGTATTGAGCTTCTGACATAAACTCATAAATGCTTGTGATAGAATTTACTGCCTTACCGACAAGAGATGCATCAACACCTAAATCAGCACGCAAACCCTTGTCAGCCTGACTAACTACCCGCCACTGAGCCTTAGTGTCACCAGAGGCAACAGCTGTACATTCGTACGTTGCGTTACCTACGGTGAACTCTTGTCCTAGTGATGGGTTATTTGGAAAATTAGGTAATGTCATGTTAGTCCTTATACTTGTGTTCCAACAATTGTGCCGTCAGTGTCACTTGTCGGCTCACCGCTTTTAATTCTTAAGTCTCCTGTGGCGTCAACCCACAATCTAAAAGCACCAAGACGAAGCTTTGCTGGGTTATCCCATGCACTTTCATAGTTTCCAACAACCTGACCGTCAGTATCGCTTGTCGGCGCTCCATTTCTAGCTCTCAGCTTAAGGCTCGAATCAACCCACAGGTACTGAGTCCCTATTCTCGCTGGTATATCATCCCAAGCTCCATTCCCTAATGTTGGTATGCCGTTAACACCAGAAAGTGTGATTGATGCAGATGATTCTCCATTGAGCCTAAACTGCATATCACCATTTGTCGTTGTGAAGTCCTGGAACCACTTATCTGTAGCTCCTTCCTTCCATGATATTCTAGTGAATTTATTTGTGGCAGACCGCTTAAACGTTAGGTATGTGTTATCCTCAAATGTCACCGCTGTAGTGCCGTTTTTGGCGTTAAAAATAGTGCCTTCAAGCCTATTATCATTCATTAGGTACGGAAGGAAGCCGCTTCTATTGTCAATAAGGGAATCAGTTGCGCCAGTGTAATATCCGGAGCCTTCAGCCGGATTATCTTTTATGTATATGTAACTGAATCTGTCAACTATATTTAGCAGTGTCAGCAGCTTCCAAGTGACTGAGTTTGCAAGAGTTCCAGAAGTCGCAGCAACACCATCGTCAATAGTTAACTTTCTTATCTGTCCATTAATAATGAACGGCTTGGCGCATGAACTTATTGAGTAATTAGACACGCTTGCTTTTGTTGTTCCTTGCAGCGTATACAGGCCAACATCACAGCCTTCAAACTGAACACCATTAAATGCAGGGTTTCTCATTTCAGATGCTATGCAGCCAAACCTGCCAGACAACACAACCTCTCCTGCGCCAAGAGTGATTGGCCTGTCTAGCGTTAGAACATTTCCAACTATTGATTTAATGATAGCAATTTCAACAGTGTTTGTTCTTCCAACAACAACAGCCCTGCCAACTTTCATGTTTGTTGCGCTAGCTACCGTTAAATCATTACCAGATGTCGAAATGACTGTAGTTTCAGCGTAGGCGTCGTTCCCACCTGAAACGTAAGTGCCGCCTTGAGTTCCTAGGAATTTCCCAGTAAATAAAAAGTTATTATTCCCAGAGCCTCCAGCACCTCTAAATCCAACCAGCCCGACTGCGTTATACAAGAATGCACCAGATAGCTCAAAAGAGTCAGACTGAGGCCCGCTTATAATGTCCATCCCAATGCCAATGAACCCGTAAATGCGAACATCACCAGCAACCTCAAAAGGCGCAACTATTTTTATAGCATCTCCAACTTTTGAAACTTTAGAGCCAGAATTAAATCCAGAACTTGTCATTGTAAAGTTGCTGAAGTGTGACCTAACTGGCTTATCTAGTAGGATAATCTCACCAGCACCATCAGCCCTATCTACGACATTTCTAACCTCAATATCCGTAAATTTTATTCCGCCGATTGTGCTTGCTCCGCCACTCCATTGAGCTGTAAGTAATCTACCTGTGGTGGACGCATTAACTAAAAACGACGCCCCTGCAACACCCTTTATTTCTATGTTAAACTTTGATACTAGCAATCCTGTTGCTATATACCGACCTTGTGGAAATAGCACTGTGCCGCCATAACCCTCTTTCGCTGAGTCAAGATTATATAGCGGATTGTCTTCAATAAAATCAATTGCTGCTTGTATGGATGCAGAATCATCTGTTACTCCGTCACCAACAGCACCGAACTCTTTGACGTTTACAGTGACATGATAAACATCCGCCAAATACTGAGCCTCTACGCCTGCAATTGGAACAAGCGAATCTACATCCGCTAAGTCAGCACGTAACCCCCCATCAATACCTTCGTGAGCTTCTTCTACCCACTGTCCCGAATCTCCATCCACATAGTAAACAAACGTAGCAGGTAACGAAGGGTTATACCAACGCATACCTTGGAAGGTTGTCGCAGGAGCTGTCTCCCCTACGTAGTTAGCCCCTTGAGCTGCTGTAACAAGATTAGGAATGTCTTGTAGACGCACAGGGTCTGTAGGTGATACAGGTGTTGGTAGGTTTAGAATTTGATTTGAATTCATGTCTAAGTCTTCAGACATTGCGTTAGCATTGCCATCTGAATCTCTAGACATCACTTTGTCATTAATGTACGTTTCAATCTTATTGAACTGGTCATTAATCTTTGACAAGGAATAGCCAGAAGCTATCTCATCAATTACTATCTTAGGCATGTATTAACTCCATGATGAGCCGTTATGATATTTAATTGGTTTCTCTACCCATGCAGAGCCATTATAATACTTAAGAGGTTTAGCTACCCACGCTGTACCATTATGATATTTCATCCGTTGTGTTACAGTAGGTGCTCCATAAGAGACCCAGAGGGAAGAAGGGGCTGGCCATGTTCCATCGAGAGAACCGTTAGCTCCTGCCACTGTCTCTGGAAGATACGTTGTAGTACCTCCACTAGAATTGGCATTATACAACCTATTATTAGCAGGTGTCACAAAGTCTGTATACTTGAAGTATTTAAAATCTCCGTGACGCGTACTAACGTTATTCAAACCGAACAGGGCGTTAATCGCTGGTACGGCTGAAGTAGTTGGTGTACGTGACGCAATAAGAGCACCATTAACGTACAACTGCTGCGTACGCGTAGTTCCATTAAATGTGGAACGAATTTTAAAAACAGTCCAGTTAGTTGTTGTAACACCTGTAGTTACTAACCAGTTAGAGTTACCTGTAGAACGGAATTCGAAATCTGTACCAGACCTCATAAAGAAAAGTGCAGCTGTAGTAGACGGGCTATCTGACGCTACAATAAACTCTGTTCCATTCTTCTTAGCTTCAAACTCAATCTCCCATTCTATTTGCAAAGGGAGACCTGTGTTACTTGTACTTGCAGGAATACTGACAGTACAATACTTGGCAGCCGCTACGTACGTATAATTCAGATAATACGCCATAACATCTCCTAGTTAGTATCAAGCCATAAGAACGATGTATCGACTGGGGCAGTTGTTCCTATGTGGATGTTACGGATGTTAGCACTAGCTGCTTGCTTACCGTCTAACGCAGTCTGTAAGCCAGTTACCGTGGAGATTGCTTGTGCTCCTGTATGTGTAGCCCTATCACGCAGAGAAGCATCTGTAGCGTTAGCTGTAGCTCCTGTAGCAACACCGTTAAGCTTAGTCTTATCTGTCGAAGACATTAAACCGTTTACGCTAGTAGTTGCTATGTCGGTAGAAGCCTTACCATCTAATGTCGTCTGTAAGTTGGTGACATCAGAGATTGCATGTGTATGTGTTGACGCAGCTTTAGAATCAAGGGCTGCTTGTAAGCCTGTTACTCCTGCAATATCATGTACGTGACCGATAGGCGACTTACCTGCTAACGCTGTATCCAAGCCAGTGATGTCAGATGTTACGTGTGTATGCGTAGCTGACGCCTTACTATCTAACGCAGCAGTTAACCCTGTGATAGACGCTATAGGATGTTGGTCGGCAATATCTCTATTGGTTAAAAGAGAATGGTTAGTTGTACCACCACCTCCACTACCACCTTCAATAACAATGTCCCCACTGCCAAGAATAGGTATACCATTCACTGTCTTGATGTTTACGCCAGATACTAACGTATTCTGTTTAGCATCCCATATTGACGCATCATAACCATCTCCTAATCCGTATTCTGTTTTTAAGTAGTTTACGAATTCATCTTCGAGATAGTTCTCCATATCAACTTGTCTTACTGGGTCTGTAGGAGAAGAGGCTTCTGGAAGGTTTAATAGACGTTTGTTGTTAACGTCAAGGTTATCTAATAGAGAATTGGGATTACCATCAGACTGTCGAGAATACACTTTATCATTTATGTAATCTTCTATCTTCTGAAAGTTTTCATTTATCTTAGCCAACCTCTCTAATGTCGAAATATTATCTAATACTATTTTAGGCATGTCTATTTCTCTAGAGAACTGTGTTCGAACACAATTAGCGTAATATTATCCTTTTACGTGCGAAGCACGAGTATTGTCTAGAATTCTCGTTCTACGTAAATACAATTCCATTTGTATTATCTGTTGGAAAGGAAGAATCGGGAAAGCTAAAATCTTTCCTATGCCTCTGGTGGAACTATGTGGAATTTCTGTTAGAATTTTATTTTGGGATAGTGGGACACCCTTGATTTACTGTTAGAAAATTTTAAGGGGTAATGCATACAAAGAGAACCCTCCCCACACCCCCTTGTACCCCCCTCTAAAAGACTGGATGGCTGGATTTCTAGACGTCTAGACGAGTAGGTGCATAGCCTTCCAGCCATACTTACCACTTTCCATCTAGCCTTCCATCCATCTATATCTCTATACGTATCAATGGCTTAGCGTATAGACGTATAGACATATATACGCGCGTGCGCGCGAGTATGTGCATGCGTATACACGTGTACGTGTGCGTATATGCCTGCGCGTATGCGAGTGCGTGTGTATGCACGTGCGTACGTGCGTATGCGTTCACTATTATCGCGTACACGTGATGGCCATCTGGATGGCTAAATGACTTCAACTGGTCTGATGAGTTAATTATTTTTCATTTAGACGGCTAGATGGCTGGTCTTTAATATCTGGCCTTGTTAGTATGGAGTCACTGGTTAGGCACTGACTGCTAACCGCCCTTGATGGGCATGTTCTTTAAAAATTAGGTTGACATAGCTTCTTCTTTTTTGATAGGCTGGTATTGTCAGTTGATAGGCGGACAGTCAAAGATAAAGACGTTAAAACTCAAGCGCTTTTCAACCTATGGTTTGTATATGTAACGGCGAACGTAGTATACAAACTCGACTAAAAAACCAGTTGACAATGAGATGGAATAGGCGTACAATGTCAACCATACTGGGGCCTCGGCCTCGTGACTTATGTCACAGCTCTTTAACAATCGGACTTATCACTTAGCCTTTAACGTGCGTTGCAATGGGGCTTGCCAAGTGATTACCAACTGCAACGTTGGTACGTACCTTCATACTAGGCTCTGTATGGAAGCGTATCAACAATGCGGTTGACTAATCAGCAGCAAGTAACAAGCAATAAGCGGGACTGGCAAGGGCTGACAGCATTGTGACTGTCAGCCAAGCTTACAAGTGATGAGCGATTCTTTAACAATCTGGACGCATGATAGACCGACTAAGCATACAACTTAGCTATCCATGCAAACAAGTTAGCGCACGAATACGCCCCTTCTTTTTCGGAACTGGTAATCCTAGTTGAGCCAGTGTAAGACCTAGAATTCAGTGGTAAGTAATGCGAGACTTGGCTAGTCAACAATGACTAGCGGATGCGATAAAGGCAACGTTTCAGATTACCAATAAATCTAGGGCACTGAGTTATGAGCCAGTGCCTTATCTTATTTGTAATTGCTAGTATGCAGAATAGGGTACTAGCGCTCCCATAAACAGTTGTAAAAAATTTAACCAAATAGGTGCATATCATGAATTTAAATGAACAACAAAAGGCTATAAACGCTAAAATCAAAACACTTTCTAAAGCTGAAGCTGTAACAAAGGCTGTATTAGGTGAACTGTCTCGTG